GCGGCCGTGCCGTCGAAGGCCGCGCCGCCCGCCCGCGTCAGCGCCTCGAGCGCGGCCCTCTTGTAGCGCAGCGGATAGGGCTGCAAGGCGTCATGGACGAGCACGCGGACGAGGACGCCGCGTGCCCCGTCGAGCCAGGCGCGCCGGGCCTGGAAACCGGCCCGGTCCTGCGGCGCCCAGGTGATCTTGGCCCGCCAGCGCGGATCGGCCAGTTCCACCCCCTGCGCCTCCCCGCCCCGCGAGCGGTTGACGGCCTGGACGTAGTTCGGCTCGAACTCGACCGCCTGCACGCCGCAGGGCAGCGGCCGGGGGTGGACGATCACATCCATCAGAGCGCCCCCCGCCGCACCAGGTCGCGGATCATGGAGGCGAGCTGCGCCTGCTGGGCGCGGTTGTTGGCCTGGAGGATCGCCGCGAACTGCCCCTCCGACATGGACGAGCCCCGCGCGTCGATCGACGTGCCGCCGAGATGGACCGCGATATCGCCGCCCCTCGCGCCCGACAGCCTCGGCACGCCCGGCGATCGCATGCCGACGAGGCCGCCGGCGGCGAAGCCGGGCAGGCGGATCAGGTTTTCGAGGTTGCCGGCGCCGATCTTCCGCACGATCTCGGCCGGGATCACGAATTCGCCCTTGTGGACGATGCCGGCCGGCTCGTATTTCCCGCCGGGCCCGGTATAGCCGCCCTCGTCGAAGCCCTTGAACAGGGATCCGGCGAGCCCGACGAGGCCGCCGACGGCGTTCGAGCCCGCGCTCGCCGGCGCGGCCGTGCCGAACAGGCCGGCGAGCGGGCCGGTGCCCATGAAGGCCGCCTGCAAGGCCGCCTTGGCGAGCTGCTTGATGACGCTGCCGAGGACGTCCTCGAAGCTTTTCCCCTCGACGATCATGTCGCTGATCGCCTCGACGCCCATCTGGCCGAAGCTGCGCATGGCCTCGGCCGTCTGGCGCAGCGCCTGCTGCTGGTCGAGCGTCCGGTCCTTCAGGGTCGCGGTCGCGTCGGCGAGCGCGACGATCTTCGCCCGCTCCTCGTCGGTGAGGTTGCGCCCGGCCTCCTTCGCCGCGGCCTCGGCCTTCGCCAGGGCCACGGCCCGTTCGCGCTCGACATTGGTCTTGCCGACCGCCTCCAGCTCCGCCTGGGCGATCCCCTTCGCCTTCTCCATCTGCTGGATCAGGCGCTCGAGCTGGTCGACCGTCTCGCCGGGATCGGAGCCGCCGCCCTTGTCGGCGCCGGGAATGGTTTTCGAGGTGTCGGCCGGGAGGCCGCCATTGCCGGGTGCAAGGCGGATGCCGACCTTGCCGTCCGCGCGACGATCGCCGGTTCCGGTGCCCGCGCTGCCCTCGAACGTATTCTTGCCGGACTTCGGATCGACGAGTTCCAGCCCGCTATAGCTCGACAGCCCGAGCTTGTCCGACAGATCGTTGATCTTCTTCCAGATCGACGCGTTTCCGATCTGCTGAAGCACGTCGCCGATCTTCTTGAACCAGCCGTAGAGCGACAGCACCTTGGCCGCGATCTCGGCGAGCGTGCGGTTGAACTCGGCCGCATCCCGCGCCTGTGCGGCCTGATATTCGGCAAGATCCTTCTGGATCGGGGCGAGCGCATCGCCCATGATCTTGGACGTCTCCTCGAGCGTCGCCTTCAGCCGCTCGGCGGCGGCGATTTCCTGCGGAGACAGGATGCGCGACCCGTTGGCCCCGGTCGCCGCGATGCTGTCGAGCGACGCGCGCATCTGGCCGACCATGTCGACGCCGGCGCGCAGCTTGGTCTCGAAATCCTCGCCGAACATCTTGCCGCCGATATCGTAGGCGGCGAGCTGGGCGCCCTTCTGCTGGAGCTGCTCGATCAGGTCGAGCACCGCGCGGATGCGCTGTTCCTGGCTGTCGGACGCGTTGAAGATCGACAGGTCGGCCTTGCTGAGATTGCCGGCCTTCACATGCTGTTGGAGGCGCTCCCCGATCTCGCTTCCGCTCTCCTTCTCGCCCTCGCCGAGCTTGACCGTCGCGGCCGATTTGGCCCGCTTCAGCATCTCCTCGAGCTTGCCGACCTCCAGATTGAGGCTCTGTGCCTGGGACAGCCACGCCTGGAAGAAGCTGGTGCCGACTCCGGCACCCTCGGCCCCTCTCGCGACCTTCAGGACGGCATTGAGGCGCTCCTCCGCCTTCGCAGCCGCCGCATCAACCATGGTCAGCGTTGCAACAATCGCGGCGATCCCTGCAACGCCGATCGCCCCGCCCATGAAGAGCGGCGATGAGCCGAGGACGGAAAGCGTGCCTGCCGCCTCGTTCTTGATCCTACCGAAGAAACCGGATGCCGAAGCCGACATGGCGGCCCAACCGGCCTGTGCCGCCACCGACGCCGTCTTCGTCTCCGTCGCGGCCTTCGTCACGGCGGCGCCGATCGCGACTGCCGAATAGTTGCTGTCCTTCGCCGCCTTGATTCCCGCCTCGCCGATCGACTTCACGTCGCCGGCGATCGTCTTCGCCGCATTCGCGACGCCCTGCGCGCCCGTTCCGAATTCCTGGGTCAGGACGTTGACGGCCGCCCGCGCCTCGTCGGAATGCGAGTTGATCGCGCCCGAGACCTTGACCATGTTCGAGACCACGGTCGCGGCGAGGTCCTGCATGCCGCTCTTCACGGCCGACGTGTCGGTCGCGAAGCGGATGCGCAGCGGTTCGGCCATCTGTCACCTATCGGTTGACACTCGGCGCCCGTGTCGCCTATAACTTGACACATGGAAATCGAGAGCATCAGGCACAAGGCGCTTCGCCGGTTCGTCGAAACCGGGCAGGCCAAGGGACTGCCCGGCGACCTGGTTCGGCGGCTGCTCAAGATGGTCGCCTTCATCATCGCCGCCGAAACCCTCGACGAGCTGGCGACGCCGCCGAACTACGGCCTGCACCCCATGGTGGGGGACCGGCTCGGAACCTGGTCGATGACCGTGACGAAGAACTGGCGGATGACATTCACCCTGACCGAAACCGGCGCGGTGGCCGATCTCGATCTGGAGGATTATCACTGATGGCTATCAAGGTTCACCCGACTTTCGCCGTTCACGCCGGGGAATGGCTCAAGACCGAGATCGTGGAGCCGCACGGCGTCAGCGTGAAGACGCTGGCCGAACATCTCGGCGTCTCCCGCCAGAACCTGAGCAATGTTCTGCATGGCCACACGGCCCTGTCGGCGGAGATGGCGATCCGTTTCGAGAAGGCATTCGGCTTGAAGGCGGAAACGCTCCTGCGGATGCAGGCCCGATATGATCTCGCGCAGGCGCGCGCTCATGAGCATGACATCAAGGTCGCGCCGTTGCCGGCGGCAGCCTAGAGCATCGTGCCGAAAAGTGGATTCCGGTTTTCGCTGACGCGGACCTCCGGTTCGGACAAGATCATGCTCTAAGCCCGCCCGGCCGCCATTTCCTCGGCGAGGACCGCCGCGTATTCGTCGTCGCTCGGCGACTCGGCCTTCTGCGGCGCATGGGCCGCGACATAACCCGCGAGCGCGGCGTGGAAGCCGGCGAGGGTCATGCGGTCGACGGCGTCGGGGGCGAAGCCGATGGCGGCGCCGGCGGCGTAATAGGGGGAGAGGTCGCCGGCCTCTCTGTGCTCTCCCCCGCCGCTTTTCCCGCGTCGTCCGGGATGCCGGCGACGGCGGCGCTGAGGATGTCGCCGGCGAGCTGCATGTGCTCGGCGAGCGGCGCCTCGTCGACGTGCCGCATCACGAGCGCGGTCGCCTCCGGTTCGGACGTGCCCCCGCCCTCGAGGCCGAGCCGGATCGTCTCGCGGATATCGGCCGCGCGGAACCGGTGCGCGGCGAGCCGCACCATGATCTCCCCGATCCCGGCCCCGCACAGCCGCTCGAGCTCGCCCATCTCGCCGAGCCGCAGGCGGAAGCGCCGCCGCTGCCCCGCGAAGGGCGCGAGATGCGTCGTGCGCCCGGTATTCGCCCCGCTCACGCGACGGCCGCCGTGACCAGGGCGCCGTCGCCGCGCAGGCTCGCGTCGAACGACACCCAGCCGTTATCGGCCTTGTTGACGTCGAGCGTCTCCACCCAGGCCTCGCCCGTATAGGTCCGCCCGCCCTTCGCGGCCGCGAGATCCATCAGGAGCTGGTATTTCCGGGTGCCGCCGCTGTCGTAATCGGCCTCGATCTTCGCGAGGCGCACGGCGTCGACCTTGCCGGAGAACTTGAAGTCCCAGGAGCGGCCGCGCGGCGTGCTCTTGCGCTCCTCCTCGGCGTCCGGATCGTCGCAATCGGGGAAGGTGGCGTCCTCGAAATCGCGCTTGCGGCTGAAGCCGACCGTGGTGCCCATGCACAGGAACTCGAATTCGCCGGGCGTCTCGTCGCTTTCCCGGTAGAGCCGGAACCTCTTGCCGGGGACGATGTCTTGGGTGGCCATGATAACTCCTTCAGGAGGTGCGCAGGATCGTCAGCGTGACGTCGATGAAGACGGTTTTCGGGTTGCCCGGATCGATCACGTCCCCGGCCTGGAGGCAGCGGATGCCTTCGCCGACCTCGTAGTCGTCGCCGAGATCGGGCTCGGCCTCCTCGAGCGCGTCCATCACCGCGTCGCCGAGGTCCCAGGCCTCGATCCGCCCGAAGGCCGTCGAGGCGGCGTAGATCCGCATGGTGACGACCCAGCTCCGCGCGCAGCCGAGCTCGAGTCGCCGGCGGTTGACGGGACCGAGATAGATCCAGGGCGGTGCGGCGCCGCCCT